CTTGAGCTATTTTATTATCTTGTTGTTTAATTTGTTTTTCTAATTTAACGCCTGTTTCTTCTTCTCGTGTTTCTGAATCTTCAACGTTTTCAAGGTCTGTAAATTCTAATGGTTGTAACGTTTTAAAATATAATTTTAAAGAAATATTATTATAAGCTAAAATAGAATCAAACGCATCAATTAACAATGTTTGAAATGGTCGTATTACCGTATTATCCATTAACGTTGAAGCTGTTTTTAATTCTTCTGCGTTATTACCTAAACCAGTGTTGTCTTTAATTCCCATTAACATTGGTGAAACTACACGATGTGCAACCATTACTTTTTTAGAACTTTCATCAGATAAAAATTGGTACTGATTATGAGCATCACTTAATTGTATTGGTTCTATTGTAGCAGCGCTTTCTGGATTGTCATTAAACGCAAGTATAAATTTACCAGCATTACTACTTCCACTAAATTTTTGATAAATACGATTTTCTAGCATTTGTCGTTCTTCAGCATTTGGCGTACCATTGTTGAAATTTATGAGCATACTGGGAGCAAGTCCTTGCAATATGTTGTTTAAATGATAATTAGAAATTTCTTGTTCTAATTCAGCGTATTGTAAACCACCAGCATAATCAGGAGAAGAATAATATTTATAACCAGCTCGATATGGTTTAACATAAACAATTTCAATGTTTTCTTTGCTAAATCCAAAAGCAGGTATTCGCAATAAATTTTCTGTGTTTCGTACTTTTGTCCAATCGTCTGAATAAAAATATGCTTCGATTTCGCCTTTATCATTGCATTTTTCAGCACGTAAATTTTCAACTGGTATGTGTTCTACTTGTGCAATTGATTTTCTGTCTTTAGAATAAATAATTTGCATTGAACATTGTCCCATTAATTTTAAATCATAACATAATTTTCTAACTACGTCTTTGTGAAACAAAGAAACCATTTTAGCGTATTCTTCTGGCTTTTTGTTTGAATTTAAAGCATCTAGACCACGACCATAAATCATTTCGCTAATTGCGTTTATAATTGCGTTATTTGTCGGACTGCCGTTATACCTGTCAATTAAATATTGAAAATAATTATTTTCCGTACCGTAAGCAATCCAATCTTTGTTTGATTGTTCCACAATTTCTGGGCTTGTGTATGTGCTTAGATTTACTATTCTTAAATCGTTCATATTATAATAAATTCATTATCGTGACTTTGTTCGCTTGTAAATTCATTTTTATTAATGTTATAATAATCATTGTTTAATTGATTTACAACTTGATCAGTGCAAAATACTTTGTCTTTGTAAATTATTTGTGTTGAATTGCTAACTTCTAATATGTAAAATTGACCTTCTGTCAATGTGCCAAATACAGTTGCAAATTGTAAATAATTTCCATTTATTGATGAAGTGCTTGTAATTGTTATTGGAATATTTGTGCTTTCACTTGTTAATTTAATAGTCAAAGTACCTACAGTAAATTCTCTTGGAATTATTTGAAATGTTTTATTCCCGTTTGTTTGTATTAACTTCATACTAATATATAAAGAAAATGAAATAATTTTGCATAAAAAAAGGCTATCAATTAAGATAACCTTTAATTATGAACACTATAATTAAATAATTACGGAGTTGGATCGATTGGTGATGTACTATCGTCAGTTGGCAATGTTGCAACAAAGAACGGAGGTGCCGTTTCTTGTGCTGTCAATGTCAATGTGAATCCACTAAGGTCGCCCATAGCAGCGCCAGATACAATAGTTCCACCAGTCACTTCTGCGCCGTGGTCTTTACCAATTAAAAATCCATTTCCGTTGTAATCTTCAACAACAATTTGAGGACGTCCAGCTGATAATAATTTGATTTGTTCTTGTGTTGCTACATCTAAAAATGTAAAAGTACAATTTAAAGTAGCTTCGTAAAAAGTTGTTCCATTTTCTCGTGAACTGTTAATAGCTGTTTCCAATGATGAATTTCCTTTTACTTCATATTTGAACCAACTTACACTATCGTCTAATGTAATGGTTCCAGCGCTGTCAGTTAACGCCGCTGTTGTTGCCGAATAAGGACCAAAGAAAATGCTTTTGATCCCACCGACTGCTGATTTGCACGGAATTTTTCGTCCGTTAGATACTGCACAAGCCATATTTATATGTTTTTAAATAAAAAAAGGCAGGTTATTTTACCCACCCTTTTCTAATGATTAATTAATTTATTAAGCGTAAAGAACGATGTCTGTTACTTGTCCGTATTGAACACCAGCTGTGAAACGCATTACCACACGAATTTCCTGTGATCCATCTGTTTCAGCCATATCAATTACACGTACTTCATTTGTGTCAGATAATAGACCAGTACCGAAGAATAAATTTGATTTTTCAGCAGCGATCATTGTATTATCAGCCATACCTTTTGAAACAACGATTTGAACACCGTCAAAATAAAGGTTTCCAAGAACTTGATTAGTTCCTCTGTCTTCGTAACCAGCTCCTCCAACACCGTTAAAAGCAAAACCACCAAGAGCACGAGTATAAGCACGAGCAACATTTGAAGAAATGTAAAGTCTTAAATCTTCTTTTCCGAAAACTGCAGATGGAATAGCATCAACAACTTTTCCTAATTCATCAACAACATTTCCAGCATTAACGCCACCAGCAACAGCAGCTATTTCTTGAGCAGCTGGAAGAGCAGTATCAGCAGCTAATAAAACAGCTAATCCGTCAAATTCACCAGTATTTCCATCAACACCTTGCCAAATGTTTTTTTCGATTTTGTCAGCAACTTTAGCTGATACGTGAGCTAACACGAAATCAGAAAATGAAGACGGTAAATCTGCAAAAGCAGAATATCCCATTTCTAAAGCTTGCCACGTTTGGTGAAGCTCTTTTTTACAAATTTGTAAATTTACTTGGAATTCTTCAGCAATAAGCACTTGTTCTGTTAAAGTTAAAGTTCCTTCGTTTGTTCTAAAATCACAAGTAGCATTTCGTACAATATTGTCTGTTGATGCTTTTTGCAACACAGTTTTATAAGGTACGTTTGGCATAATAGTGATTTCATTGTTTGCAAGAGTATCTCCAGAAAGCAAAGCAGCCGCTATGTATTTCCCAGCAAATTCTCCAGCATAAGTTGAATTGGTAATTACTAAACTCATTTTTTATTGATTTTTGATTGTTATTATTTATTTAATTGTGATAAAATTCTATCCATTGTATTCATTGGGCGTTTTGCACCAATTCTGAATTTTGATAAATTTTGTTTTGTTTCTGGATTTGAAACAATTGGCTCAGCAGCAGGTTTATCTAATTCGTTTTGAACTTCTTTTGGCACTTCGTTTAATTCAACTTTGTCGTGTTTAGCAAGTTCTTCAGTCATAAGATTACCTAAATCATCAGCATTCATTTCTTCTTTTGGTTCTATCATAGCTTTGATTTCTTCGATCATTTGTTTAACCTCAGCTAATTCTTCTTTAGTTGCGTATGCCATATCTTCTTTTTCTTCTTCAGCAAGTTCTTCTTCTTCCTCGATTTTTTCTTCTTCTTTTTCTTCGTCTTCGTCTTCTTTTTCTTCTTTAGAATCGTATAATTCAGCTATTAAGCCTTCTTCTTCGATTTTAAGAATTCTTGAATCTTCGAGTTCGTACTCGCCAATTGGCATTGCTACTTTTTCGTCTTCTGTTACAATGAAAACTTCTTTTCCACTTTCAAAAGCTTCTGCTTCTAAAATTGTTCCGTTTTCTAACTTCATTTGTTCTAACTTAACTTCTTCAGTTAAATTTAAAACATCTTTGATTTTTTCGATCACGTTGTTTGATTTCATACTAATATATAATTTAATTAAATTTATTTTGGTTTTTCATTTAAGCTTTTTTCTGAACAATGAACCATTCTGTTCCGTCAGACCATATTTGGATGCCTTCGTATTCTTTATTTATTTCATAATAATTTGTGCTTCCGTCAATTGTTTGACCAACAGCTGGCGTTAAATAAACACGAGTATTTGTTTCAAATGTTGTGTCTGATATGAAACGCATTAATCTATTTGTGTTATTGGTTGCTGTCGCATCTGGTAACGTTAAAATCATATTTCCTGCGCCACCTGACCAAGTTAATTTGATCATTTCCGAATGATTATAAATAGAATTACCTAAATCGACATTGTTTCCAGCACTTACAGTTAAATTTGTTGAAACTAAATAATTAACAATTTCTTTTTGTATAGTGCTAAATACAACACGTTTTGTTTCATTGCTGTTTACTACTGCAAATTCATCTGTTAATGCTAAAGTTGTAGCTTCGGGTAATTGTGAAATTTTTAAATTTGGCATTATATTAATATTTTTTGGTTATTTTCTTGTAAAATTAAATATGTGTCTTCTTGTGTTAAAAATTCTATTGTTTCGCCTGGGCTTGATGTTGATCCAATACCTTGCGCTCTTAAAGTTTGATCACAGCATTTTGTTGAATATGTGTTGTCTTTGCATAAACAACCTTTTCGAGTGTTTTTTGGACTTGTTTTACTTGGCGTTTCAAATTTTTTCATTATTTTATTTTTACGCAATTAGGCACTGTTTTACCATCAAGAATTTTAGTTCCTTTTTGTTCGTATCCGTCCCAACAAGGAGATTTTAAATTATGTGATTCACAAGGCATATACCAAGTTTGACCTTCAAATTCGTGTGTGTGATATTTTCCACAACCAATGTCTTTAGCAGCTTTTTCAGCAGCTTCTTTAGATGAATATGCTAAACGACCATCAATTATAGCCATTTTATCATCTATTATTTCAGATGACATTTCTAATTGTTTTAATTTGGATTCTGCCCAACGTTTACCAGCTAAACCACCCCACAATAAAAACGAAATCGTTCCACAAGCTTTTGTATCACTTTTATCGTAATATTCTTCTGCTCGTGATAAATATGAAAACATTCTTTTAATTGTTTGTTTTGTCAAGCCTTTACCTTGTGCTAATTGTTGTCCACGAATTTTACCTACTTGTGTGGCACATTTATTGTTTACTTTTTCGTTTAATTTTAAACCACGTTTAGCATTGTTTTTAACAGCAACTGGATAATCTGAATATGATTCTAAATCTATTTGTTCGTCTTTTAAAATAGATTTTACTTCGTTTAATAAATATTGTGCTTCTAATTCTTCGATTTGCGCTAATTCGTCTTTTATTGTTTTGTCTTTTGGTCGTTCCATTTTATCAGCGAAATAACCTTCAATGCTAAAACCATTTACTTTTTTCGTTTTTACAAATTCGTTCCAAACATCATCGTTGTTTACTTTGACAGAACCGACCCACGTTCCAAGTGGTAAATCCATTCCGTATTTAACTGATTTATCGTGTACTTTGTCTTCGACTATCCACGATTCGACTAATGATAAACCATTAATTTCGTATTGATGTTCTAATGTAGCATTGTTTTGATTACCTTGCATCAAATATAATTGTGAAGCTTTTAAAACAG